TGGCGCGATACATATAAATTATTTAATGATGGTTGGGATGAGGGACAATTAACCCTACAAATGAGACTTGATAACTCATCACCGTTGTATATTAGAAACGGCTATGCTATTCACATGGCATACGGTATGACACGTGGTCAACAAGAAATTGAATCATACTATATACAAAATTTTGGACAAAAAATATGAAATATATAATTATTAAAAACAATGGAAGCTGTGGTATCTGCGGTTATATTTGGCAAGTACTACGTGCAATATACCATTATCCGGGTCGGCAGTACTACATAAATTTTAACGAAAATTGTCAGTATAATGATCCTGCGATTACACATACAGAGAATGTATGGGAGTATTATTTTAAACAACCTAATAATAATGATTACCCATCAGAAGTATTAATAGAAACTACTATAACTGATATTATAGATGTACCAGAAAGTGAATTTCGTGATGTGTTTATGATTAATCCTACAGAGGAATATATTAAAAATCGAAGACACGAATATAATAAAATAATAAACGAAAATATTCAACTATTACCAGATATTACCGAAAAAATTAAAAATTTTACTGAAAAATACTTTACAGGTAAAAAAGTATTAGGAGTACATTTTCGTGGAACTGATCATCCTGATAAAAAAAATATATTTGATTATTTTCAAACTATTAAAGACAAAGCTGCAGCATATGATGTTATATTTTGTGCATCTGATGAAGATCATCGATTACAGGCTCTTAAAACAGTTTTTGGAAATAAAGTCGTTTATTATAATAGTATTCGAAGCGAATCAGCAGAGCCGCTACACTATAGCAATACTCCAAAATTTAAAATTGGTGAAGATGTTATTATTGAAGCATATCTTATGTCAAAGACTGACTTTTTATTCTGTTGTGGTAATTCAAATGTTAATTATTTTGCACGTGCAATAAATCCTGAATTGCCATCACAAGCTTTATGAGTAATTTGATATCAGTATTTGGATCAACCGGTTTTATTGGTAAACGTTTTTGTAAAATATACGAAAATAAAACTATTAAAATTGATCGAAATGATTATAAACCACAGTCAGATAATATTTTATATCTAATAAGCACTGTAGATAATTATAATGTACATAATAATTTACATATTGATATTGATACTAATTTGACTGTATTAATGAACGTATTGGATAATATAAAGCATAATACATCAGCTACTTTTAATTTTATTAGTTCATGGTTTGTATATGGTCAAAATCATGAAATTCCATTTAGAGAAGATTATTCAAAATGTAATCCAACAGGTTTTTACTCTATAACAAAACTTTGTGCTGAACAACTAATAATTTCATTTTGTGAAACATATAATATTAAATATAGGATATTTAGATTAGCTAATGTAATCGGTGAGGGTGATTTTAAAATTTCTAAAAAGAAAAATGCTTTACAATTTTTAATTAAAGAAATTGTACATAATAGAGATGTGCCATTGTACTACGGTGGTGAAGTTTTAAGAGATTACATTTATGTTGACGATGTTTGTAACGCAATTAAGCTTTGTATTGACTCGGCTCCAATTAACCAGATAATAAACATAGGTAGTGGACAACCATATAGATTTCTTGATATTATTAATACCGCTATTGATTATTCAAATTCAAAATCTGTTATACAACATATTGAACCAACAAATTTTCATAATATTGTTCAAGTAAGACATTCATATCTTGATATAAGCAAGTTATTATCATATGGGTTTAAATTAAAGTATGATATAAAGAGTATAGTTGAACGGCTTGTTAACTTTTATAAAAATGAATTATCAAAATGAAAAATGTAATCTTTATACATGCAGGTAATCTTATACACGATAAACACGGACACCCAAATTTTGATAGATGTCAAAATATTTTAAACGAAATTGCAAAATATATTTTAGACTCAAAAATATATGAAGATGTTGATTCAATTAATGTAGAGTTAGTAGGTGATAGAGATATTACCTTTAATGTACCTAAAGCTACAATTAATTATAATGGTATAGATGTACAGCAGTGGGAATTTCCAACATTACATAAAATCATTAATCACGCAAGGCAAAATCCAACTGATAATATTTTATATCTTCATACAAAAGGATCTAGTAACTGTATACACGTACCAGAAATAAATTGGATAGAAGATGTAAGACGTTATCACCTTTATCAAAACGTTACAAGATACAAAGAGGCTTTAGAATTTTTAAAAACCTATGATACATGCGGAGCAGAATTTATTACAGATCCTGTAAATCATTATTCGCAAAATTTTTGGTGGGCAAGAGCAAGTCATATTAACACCCTTATACTACCACAAGACAGACCTGTAATTTTTGATGAAAGGCACAAATGTGAATTTTGGATATGTTCTAATTCTAACAGTAGATATAAGAGTATATACAACATATATAATCACTATATAGACGCTACGGATTTTTCGGAACATTTATATATTAATAAATTATGAAAAAAATAGTATACATTACAGGTTGTTTAGGTTTTATAGGTTCACATGTAACACGACAATGTTTAGAACGTGGATGGTATGTCAAAGGTGTAGATAAAGAAACATATGCAGCAAATCTTACTTTACTAGATGAATTTAAGAAATATAAAAACTTTTCATATACAAATTGCGATATTAACGAATTGACATTTTTATATGAATGTGATTATATTATAAACACTGCAGCTGAAACACATGTTGGTAATTCAATTGTAGATAGCAAAGACTTTGTAAAGTCAAATATTGATGGTGTGCACAACTTACTTGAGTTAATTAAAAATTATCGACACGAAACAAATAAAAAGCCAATACTACTACATTTTAGTACTGATGAAGTTTACGGTGATATTACTAACGGATCGCACATAGAGACAGATTTACTTAAACCTAGCAATCCATATTCTGCTACCAAAGCAGCAGCGGATATGTTAATATTAGCATGGAATAGAACGTATAATATAAATTATATTATTGTTCGACCAACAAATAATTACGGTTGTGGACAATATGTTGAAAAATTAATTCCAAAAACATTAAAATATCTTGAACTCGGTCGCAAGATTCAGTTACATGAAGGTGGTACACCCATACGTAATTGGCTACATGCTGAGGATACAGCTAATGCTATTATGACAATTATTAATTCAGGTGTAACTAACGATATTTTTAATATTGCAGGTGGGTTTGAGCAATCAAATATTGATACAGTTAAACAAATCATACAAAACTATTTTGGTACTTTAGATGGTTATGAGCAATATCTAGACTTATCATATAGTAGACCTGGTATGGATACACGATATGCTCTTGATGATAATAAACTTAGATCACTTAATTGGATGCCTACAAAAAAATTTAATATTGAAATAAAAAATATTGTCAATTATTACAAAGAAAGATTTATATGGTAGTAGCTTGAAAACTGTTACTTAATATAATATACTATTAGCATATGCTGACAGCTGAGCAATTAATAAATTTTGAAATTAAAATTGGTGATTTATTTAATAAAAAGCAAATAAAAGCACCTATACATCTTTATTATGGCAATGAAGATAAAATGATTGAAATATTTAAACGCATAAATTCTACAAATGATTGGATTTGTTGCACTTGGAGAAATCATTATCAAGCTCTCTTAAAAGGCATTTCACCTGATTTACTTGAACAAAAAATTATTTCAGGTAAGTCAATGATAATGAATCTACCTGATTATAGGTTTATCTGTAGTTCAATTGTTGGCGGTATTCCATCAATAGCAGTTGGTATAGCGCTAGGTGTTAAATTACAACAAAGTAGTGAGCATGTCTGGTGTTGGATCGGTGATATGTCTGCTGAAACAGGTGCTTTTCATGAAGCATACAAATATGCAAGAAATTATACTTTACCTATAACATTTGTTGTTGAATCAAATAAACTTTCTGTATTAACACCAACGGATGAAGCATGGAATCGTGATGTGCCCTATTTTATTGATAGAGTAGCTGACTTTAGATTAGAAATGAAAAATGATTGTATATACGAACAGCCTAATTTATTATATTATCAATATGAGAATACCAAATACCCGCATGCAGGTGCAGGTCAGCGGGTACAATTTTAAATATGAATTATTTTAATGAATTAAAGCGAGCTATGAACTATCTTGCCAAAGATAGTCGTACAATTTTTATTGGACAGGCAGTAAAGTATGGTGGTACGGGATTGTACGATACTTTAATTGAAGTACCTGATAATAAAAAAATTGAATTTCCAGTAGCTGAATATTTACAATGTGGTGTTGCTAATGGTTTAGCAATTCAAGGATTAATACCTGTATCTCTAATACCAAGATGGAATTTTTTGTTAATGGGAACAGATCAAATAATAAATCATTTAGATAAATTTATATTAATGTCAGATGGTAGTTGTACTCCCAACGTTATTATCCGTGTAGCTGTTGGTAGTGAACGTCCAGTCGATCCGCAAGATCAACACAAAGGCAATTTTACAGATGCATTTAGATCTATGTGTAAGACAATAGAAATAATAGAACTAAAAGAGCCCGAAGATATAATGCCTGCTTATATTAAAGCATTAACAAGAACGGATGGTAAGAGTACAATATTAGTAGAATTTGGTGATTTTATAAAAGAAAAGTAAAATGATAAATGTATTAATAACTGGATGTTCAGGTTATATTGCTACAGCATTAATACATTCGTTACAAAAAAAGTATAATATTACAGCAATAGGTCGCAAAGATTTTAATTTGGCAGATCAAACTGCAACAGATAATTGGTTTAAAAATAAACAATTTGATGTTGTATTGCATACAGCTAGTATATTAGGTGGTCGCTTTCAAGATAATAATAATAATGTTTTATTAACAAATCTTAAAATGTTTTTTAATCTTGTTAAAAACAAAAATAAATTTAAAAAATTTATTAATTTTGGATCTGGTATAGAAAAGTACCCATATGAAAGTTATTATAGCTTGAGTAAAAGTATAATTAAAACGTTTGTTGAACGCAAACAAACGTTTTACAATTTAAGAATATATGGTATATTTGATTCAAATGAAATGAATACACGATTTATTAAAAATAATATAATAAATTATATTAATAAACAACCAATCATAATAAATCAAAATAGATATATGGATTTTATCTATATGGACGATTTAACAAAACTTGTTGAATATTGTATTGATAATACAATATTAAAAAAAACAATTAATTGTGTATACAAAGAAAAATATACACTTAATAATATTGCAAATATTATAAATTGTTTAGATACATATACAGTTCCTATTATTCTTAATAAGAAAGGTATGAATACAAAATATATCGGTACATTTAATCTACCAATTAATCCTATAGGATTAAAAGAAGGTATTAAAAAAACATTTATGCATTTGCAATCACAGCATACATCACATATAATTTAACTATGATTATTAATATACCACTATATGACGGCGATCTTATTCATTCCCGCTTTGCCTATAAGCACTTTCGTAAGAATACATTACCGATTGGAAATATTGTAGCGTTTCGTGCTCCTATGAAGGTTGAAGCTGAGGGCATGATTGATAATGAAGATATTCTTAACGCAGATTATATCTATAGTGATGATGCAATTAATTTTTGCTGGGAGATTCCAAATCTTGATCCTTTCGGTGCTGTAGCTTTTCAACGTCTTCTTAATACTCAGATTGCTAATATTCTTAGTAGTAAGTATCTTAAAGCTCCGATCGAGGTAGATGGAGATGATCTTATTGTACATAAGGAGCATACCCAGGGCGGTGTTACTCAGATGAAAGGTAAATGCAGTGTGAGCATTACGTATTCAAAAAATAATGTCGCTCTGGGTCATACCGGTATTAATATTGAAGCTGGTAAGAAAGCACCAGCGTTTGCATATTCTACAAAGCTTGGTAACGCTGAGGCTGAGCAGTTTATGAAAGATATTATTGAAACGTTTTATGCAATGGTTGAGGATATCTTTATTGCAACATCTAAAGTAATTGCTTAATGACAATATTTGATATTATAAGTAATATCCTGTTTAAAAAACAAAATAATTGTCTATCAACAGTAGATCAAGAATCTGATTTTCAACCATATATAGTTAATAGATGGTTGAGTATGTATTCGCCTGTAATCGCTAAGCATTGTAATATATTAAACAAATATCTCAGTATATTTGATAATAAGAAAGATCTTCTAACACTATTTACTGCAGTCTTCCCAAAGATGTCTTTTAAAAAAATAGAGTATATAAAAAAGGTAAAGGAAAATAAAATTGACAAGGATGAAAATATTCCTTTACTTGCAACAAACTTAGAACTCTCAAAAAGAGAAATAGAACAATACATTGCATTTTTAAATAACTAATATAATTAAAGGTATATGGTAGCTGATATTGACATGCTTGGTCCCGTCCCGAAAAGCTTAATTGACTTTTCTTCAATTCCGAAAAATTCTTTTAATTCAGTATTTTACGGTTATAATCTTAAACACGTTTTAGATGATATTCTTCTCTGTACGTTTGTTGATGAGTCAACAGATGGCACAAGTATTATCCGTAATGGTCTACATGTACCTGTTAATACAGATACAAAAGCTTGGCGAATTGGTCAAGTTATTCTTGCTGGTCCTAACGTTAAGCATGCTAAAGTTGGTGATTATGTTTGCTTTCCTAACAATCTCGGTGTACCAGTAGCTAATTTAGATGTTGATAATTACGGTACGCTTAAGAGAGGAATTTTCCTTAATGAGCAACGTATTTTTGGTATTTGCTCATTAAGAGGAGATGATAATGAAAGCGTCGCTAGCCACAATAAAAAGTCTACTACTAAACAACGTCGCAGAAATTAAATTTTTGCGTAGGCGACCTAAGTTTGGTGGAACTGCTACCAGACGAATGCTCTGTACTAATTCTTTATCATTATTAAACAGTACAGAAGGTAGACTTGCTCTTAATTACAGGCGCGCCATTAATATGCCAAAATTTGATCCTAATGCAAAAAATCTTGTTATAACATGGGACATTTTTATGCAAGACTACCGATGTATTAATATGGCAGCATGCGATTTGATTCAAGTAATACCTGCTAATAAAGAATTTTGGACATTCTTTAATGAAAAATTAGCAGGTATGAATCCCGTTCAAAAAATAACCTTTATGAATTCATGACACCGACAGAAAACATTGAACAATTAATTAAGCCTCTCTTACTAAGAGATATATCTTTTACAATTGACAATAAAATTCTTAAAAGTGGTAAGTTAATTTTATTTTCTGTAAAAGACTTCTTTTGTGTTTTTACACTTACCACACCCGATCGTAGTAGTAAGCGATTTATATATGAAATACCATATCCTTTTACAACAAATGCTACAGTAAGCAGTTTAGAGTTTGATTATACGCTTGATAGTTTTTGTCTTAATAACATAAGAATATCAACAAATACTAAAAATATCACCTTCAATAGACCATCGAAAATGTTTAATAAAAAGGTAGTTGTAATAATGAATTGACATGCTATAATCAATATGTGACTGAAACATATATTGAGCATTTTCCATCCGGATTTATACCTTCTACCGGACAAATAACTGTTCTTAATGAAATTGAAAAAGCATTTAAGTCAAAAAAGAAAATAGTAATATGTTGTGCACCAACGGGGTCAGGAAAATCATTTATAGCCAGAACGCTTGCTAACTTAAGTACAGAACCATCTAAGGAGTTTGTAAGACTTATAGAGAGTTATGATGCATATAAAAAAGACTTTGAAGGCAGTTATTCATATGGTTATGAGTGTACACAAGAACCAGCTTTCGGTACATTTGCCTTAACTATTACTAAAGCTCTTCAAGATCAGTATCTTGGATTGTTTAATGATACAGCCATTTTAAAGGGTAAAACAAACTATCAATGTGATATTGATAATAATTTTGATACCGAATTAGCTCCATGCACATTTGCTCCTAAAATAAAAGATCAATGTTGGATAGAAAATCGTTGTCCATATTACAACGCTCGTAATCAAGCTCTTATATCACAATTTACAGCGCTTAACTATAAAATGTTTTTAGCACTACCAGAGCATGTAAAGCGTAAAAATTTTATTGTATGTGATGAAGCATCCGAGTTAGAAGATGAGCTTATTAGACAATTTTCCGCTGAGGTTGTATACGAAAAATTAGATAATTATAATATCAGTTATAAAACACTTGTAACTGATAATCAGCAAAGAGCTCTTAATTGGATAACAGAATTAACTATTACTATTAATGAAGAGTTAGAAAAACTCACTGCAAAGACATCAAATAAAGCTAAACCAATAACACTTACACAGTCTGAGCAAATAAAATACGGCTATCTTAAAAGCCTACATCGCTCTTTAACATCTCTTATATCTTTATGGAATAAAGGTGAATATGTTGTTGAGGTAGATTCAAAACATGTGTTAATAACACCGTTAAGAGCCGATTTTCTTACAGATAATATTTTTAAGTTTGCGGATAAAGTGGTTTTAGTATCAGCCACTATTATCGATCATAAAAACTTTGCAAAGTCACTAGGTATTAAAGACTATGAGTATATTGAAATTGGTAGTAACTTTGATGCTAAAAAATCACCTATTTTTATATCGTCAAAATATAAACCTAATTATAAAAATCTAAAAAACGTATTACCGGGTATTTCTAGTCAAATTGAACAAATTCTCAATCACCATTCAAATGAAAAAGGATTAATTCATACACATTCGTATGAAATTACAGAATTTATACGTAATCGAGTAAATAGCAGTAGACTACTCGTACGAGACACCAAAAATACTAATGAAGACATTCTTAAGCAACATATGGAGACTGAGGATCCTACCGTTCTTGTATCACCTTCTATGGTATATGGTATAGATCTTAAGGATGATTTGGCTCGTTTTCAGATAATTGTTAAACTACCGTTTCTACCATTAGGATCCAAGCGTATTAAGCAGTTATTTGATATTGATAAGGAGTGGTATGAAAATAAAATGCTCAATGCAGTTGTACAGGCAGCAGGTAGGTCTACTAGAAGTAAAAATGACTACTCTTCTACATATATTCTCGATGGCAATTTCATAAACGTTGTTACAAGAGCTAAGAACAAGTTACCAAAACACTTCATCGAACGTATTCATTAATTAAATATTAATGAATGCAGGCACAAAGCTATTATTTTGAAACAAAGGACTTAATAACTCAATTTGTTGCAGCTTTTGATGATATTATTATCAAAAGATATGATAAAAATCGTAACGCAATAAATAGCGTTCAAGTCCGTTATGTTTACTCTCCAAAACAGAGAGTTATGTATGATTTAGTAAATCTTGCACAAAATATTACAGTTCCTGTTGTAGCCATAAATATGACATCTATATCAAGAGATGTTAATAGAGTGTTTAATAAGCTAGATGGGTATTATGTACCAAGAGGCCTATCAGATGGCGATGGACAACCATCAACAGCATTTTATAATTCACCAGTCCCTGTTAATATAAGCGTTTCAATGTCTATATTGACTAAGTTTCAATCAGACATGGACCAAATTATCTCAAATTTTGTCCCATATAATAATCCTTATATTATACTGTCATGGAAACTTCCAGAAGCACTTGTATCAAATGGATTCACTACACCACAAGAAATTCGTAGTGAAGTTCTCTGGGACGGTAATATTAATTTAACATATCCAACTGATATAAATGCTACTGAAAAATATAAAGTCGTTGCCGATACAAGTTTTATTATAAAAGGATGGTTATTTCCTGCTGTGCGCAATGATGCTGGAAATATTTATTATATTAATAATAATTTTCATAATGTGGGGTTAGTATCTAGTGTAGCGGAGTTAACAGCGCGATCATATACATATCCTTTATCTTCCGGTCTCATTAGTGATATGGAAACTGTATCAATTTCCGGTAATCCACAAATATCTAATATATTTTATAATAATCAGGGAGCTAACTCACCAACATATATCCCTTTAGTTTAAATTAAATAATTACCAACATGGTTGTAACACAAACCCAACTTATAACTTTTGATTCAATTACCACTTTAGGTGTTAACGCTACAAATGCTGTCGATCGTACACAACCGCTTACTTTCATTCAATGGTTACCATATAATAAATCAATTTATACAACACCTGAAAATGCATTAAATCTTTATCAAATATACGTTAGTAGCTGGTATGCAGTACAAGGTGTATCTGTAGCTCAAACAGCTAGTTCTATACAAAATCTTTATGTTAATTTAATTAACGAAATTTTAATTAATTACTCAACTGTAGAGGAACAACGATATCTTACAAATCTCGATGTAACTAATCCAAGAGATCTTGCAATAGCTGTACCGTTCTTTTCAAAAAAAATAAAAGATGTTTGCTTGTATTATGTTAATTTACGTGAAACTGCTCAAACAGCTACAACACAATACAATTTAAAGGGATCTAATATTGGCGTCAAAACACTATTATATAATACTATTTCGAATGCTTTACAATCTCAAGATTTAACAAGTACAATCGCAACTCTGAATCTCTCTATTTCTTCAATAAGAAATAATATAGTTTTAGATATTGAGGATATATATGATTTAACTCCTGATTATTTTGATACAAATCCAACGCTACCAACATCCGCTTATGATGTTTCAGGAGATTTAAGACAGACATTTTTTGCAGCAAATCAAAATAATATTGATCCATATTTAACTTTAGATTTTAGCCAAAGTATTGTAAATGCAATTTTACAATATCCAATCTATACTGCGCAACTTGGATTACAGTTAGCAATTGCCCCTGCAGTTCAACCTAATCAACTAGGATTATTAAAAGATAGCGATTACATTAATAATGTTAATACAGGTAATAGTAGAGATTTAACACT